ACCAACGCCCCCAACGCATAACCCAATCTCAAGGAATATCGACATGAACACGACCAACAACTGGAACGACTTTAACGATGCCGACTCGCAACAGTCCGGCTTTGATGTAATCCCCAAAGGCACCGTGGTGCCGGTGCGCATGACGCTCAAACCCGGTGGCTTTGATGACCACAACCAGGGCTGGACCGGTGGTTACGCCACCGAGTCGTTTGACACCGGTGCGGTGTATCTCGCTTGTGAGTTCGTCGTCACAGGCGGCCCGTTCGCCAAAAGAAAGATGTGGTCGAACATCGGCCTGCACTCGGCCAAGGGCCCCACCTGGGGCCAGATGGGGCGCAGCTTTATCCGCGGCGCGCTCAATTCGGCACGCAACGTCCACCCCAAGGACGAAACACCGCAGGCCAGCGCCGCGCGGCGCATCGAGAGTTTCGCTGATCTTGATGGCCTGGAATTTATCGCCCGCGTCGATGTGGAAAAGGACAACAAGGGTGCTGACCGCAATGTGGTGAAGGTGGCGCTCGAACCGGATCACCCGGACTACCCCAAGTTCAAAGGTGTTGCTGCTAAGGCCACGACCGGCGGCTCAGGCAGCGGCAACTCCGGCGCGCCCACGCAAGCCTCACCGGTTTTTCAGGCTCCTGCACCAGTTCCACAAACGGCACCACGCGCACCCATGACGGGCAAACCGTCCTGGGCGCAGTAAGGGGGGTGCGTGAAATGCTGGATCTGCCAACGACAAGCCAAGGGCTACGGACACACCGACAACCAACACGGTGTCGGTTCCCCGCGGCGCTACCCCATCGATTGGGTGTTTTGCTCACAGCGCTGCCAAGACGCGTTTCACGCGATGTATGGCAACTGGCAGCGCGTATGCCACGGGGATATCGATATCAAGGGGGTGGCCATGATTGATCCTTCTGAAATGGAATCAGCGGCGATGAAGCAGTGCCTGAAATTCTTTGGCGAAGCGGCGGGCGAAATTGGTTTCACCAAACCGCTGGGTGACTACTCCGAAGCGCAGGCGCTCGCCGTGATCGAGGCCATCGTGACGGGCTACACCGAGGCGATGGTGGCGCACCACGAGGCAACGAAGTTCCCGCCAGTACGTGGCTTGCCGCACACGCCGGATCCCATGAGTGTAAATCCAGCTAATCCGTTCTCGGACATGGAAGACGACCTGCCGTGGGAGACAAAACCATGATGGACTTCAATTCCGGCGCCAGCCTGTCCGGGCAAATCAGCGCACTCATCGATAGCGGATTGCATCAGGCCCGCGCCGGACAAACGAAGCGTCTCTACCTTGGCGCATCACGTCTGGGTGTGGCCTGCGAGCGCCAGCTGCAGTTTGAGTATGCGCAGGCCCCGGTCGATCACGGCCGCGATTTCCAGGGTCGCATCTTGCGCATCTTCGAGCGCGGCCACTTGAACGAAGAATCGATGGTCACGTGGCTGCGCGGCGCAGGCTTTGATCTGCGCACCCACAAAGCCAATGGCGAGCAGTACGGTTTTTCGGTGGCCGAGGGTCGGCTGCAGGGGCACATCGATGGCGTCTTTGTGGATGGGCCTGCAGGGTTTGCGTATCCCGCTCTGTGGGAAACAAAAAACCTGAATGCTAAATCTTGGCGTGACGTGGAGAAGAAGGGGTTGGCCATTTCCAAACCCGTCTATGCCGCGCAGGTGGCCGTCTACCAGGCCTATCTCGATCTCCATGAGCACCCGGCGATCTTCACCGCAGTCAACGCCGACACGATGGAGATCTACGCCGAGTTGATTCCCTTCGATGCGGCACTGGCGCAGCGCATGTCAGACCGTGCGGTTCGCGTGATCACTGCCACCGAGGCGCAGGAGCAACTGCCGCGCGCCTACCTCGACCCCACCCACTTTGAATGCAAGTTCTGCTCTTACGCAGAGCGTTGCTGGAGTAACCCCGTATGAACAATACAAAAATATCGCCCCTCCCCACGGACGAAGTGATGGTCGAGGCCACACACGCCGCTGCCGCGCTGAGCCTGCCCTACTACTGGTTCTCGCACAACACCATGCGCGACCGGCTGCGTATTCCGCATTACCTGATCGGCAATCTGGTGCGCTATCGGATGTCGGAGCTGGCCATTTGGGCAGCCCACTGCAACACCGTCCAGAACCGCAACGCAGAGTACAGCGGCGGCGAGGCAACGTCATGATGGACTTCAACGAAGCTGCCGATGTGGCAGCACCGCCACGCCAGAATGATATGGATAGTCGGCGCACAGAAATCCGTGCGAGCCTGCTGCATCAGCTCGAGTCGGTGCTCTTCACACTGTTTCCTGCAGGCAAGGTCAAGCGCGGCAAGTTCACCATCGGCGACATTGTTGGCAGCCCTGGCGATAGCTTAGAGATTGTGCTCACAGGTGAGAAGACCGGCCTGTGGACCGACCGCTCAAGTGGCGAGGGCGGTGATGTTTTTTCCGTGATCGCCGCGCACCATGGTCTGGATGTCCGAGGCGACTTCGCGCGCGTGTTGGAGATCGCTGCCGATTTGGTGGGCCGTAGCGCATTGATGCCGGTCAAATCCTCACGCAAGGCAAAGCAGGAAGCACCGATAGACGAGTTGGGTAAAGCCACCGCCAAGTGGGACTACCTCGACGCCGCCGGCAAACTCATCGCCGTGGTCTACCGCTACGACCCGCCGAGCGGCAAGAAGGAGTTCAGGCCCTGGGATGCGAAGCGTAGAAAGCTCGCGCCACCGGATCCACGTCCGCTTTACAACCAGCCGGGGATAGCGAAGTCGACTGCGGTCGTGCTGGTCGAAGGTGAGAACTGCGCGCAGGCGTTGATCGGCGCCGGCATCTGTGCCACCACCGCGATGTTCGGCGCCAACGCCCCGGTCGATAAAACCGACTGGTCACCGCTGAAGGGGAAGTCGGTACTCATCTGGCCCGACAAGGACATGCCAGGTTGGACCTACGCCGATGCCGCCTCGCAAGCCATGCTCGCCGCAGGCGCTGTCTCCTGCGCCATTCTCTACCCACCCGAGGACAAGGCCGAGGGATGGGACGCGGCCGATGCGCTGCGTGAAGGTTTTGATGTCGCCGAATTCATCGCCCATGGCCCGCGCATGCAAATGCAGTTGCCGGTGGATGCGCCGGATGAAGAGGCTGCAGAGGGTGAGGCTGCGCCCACCCCTGCCGCGACCAAGGAGAACTCCGTCTGGGGAAGCGAGGACGGTCTCGCGCTCAGTTTCACCCGCCGCTACCGGCACGACTGGCGCTACGTGGCAGCCTGGGGCAAGTGGCTGATGTGGGACGGCCAGCGCTGGCGTACCGAGGACACCTTGGGGGCCACCGATCTGGTGCGCAACGTGTGCCGCCACGCCGCACTCAAAGCGGCCAGCCCCAAAACGGCGGTGAAACTGGCCGCGGCCAGCACCATGAGCGGCGTGGAACGACTTGCGCGCGCCGACCGCCGTCACGCCGGTACGGCTGACGAGTGGGACGCCGACATCTGGCTCTTGAACACCCCGGGCGGTGTGCTCGATCTGCGCACCGGTCGGATGCGCGCCCACGAGCGCACCGACCGCATGACCAAGGTGTCCACCGCAACTCCCAGGGGCGAGTGCCCCATCTGGCGCGCGTTCCTCTCAGACGTGACCGGCGGCGACGCCGAACTGATGGATTACCTGCAACGCATGGTCGGCTACTGCCTGACCGGGGTCACGAGTGAGCACGCCTTGTTCTTTCTCTACGGCACCGGGGCCAACGGAAAGTCGGTCTTTGTGACGACTATTGCCACCATCCTCGGCGATTACGCCGCTAACGCACCGATGGACACTTTTATGGAAACACGCTCAGACCGACACCCCACCGACCTCGCGGGCCTTCGCGGGGCACGCTTTGTTGCTTCGATCGAAACAGAACAGGGCCGGCGCTGGAACGAATCAAAAATCAAGACCATCACCGGCGGCGACAAAGTCTCGGCGCGTTTTATGCGTCAGGACTTCTTTGACTTCTTCCCGCAGTTCAAGTTGCTCATCGCCGGCAACCACAAGCCCTCGATTCGCAACGTCGATGAGGCGATGAAGCGGCGCCTTCACATGATTCCGTTCACCGTGACCATCCCGCCTGAAAAGCGCGATGGCAGGCTGACCGAGAAACTACTGCTCGAGCGCGACGGCATTCTGGCCTGGGCCCTGGAGGGATGCCTGCTGTGGCAGCGCGCAGGGCTGCGCCGCCCGCAAAGCGTGCTGGACGCCACCGATGAATATTTCGAGGCCGAAGATGCGCTTGGCCGGTGGATCCAGGAGCGCTGCCTCACCGAGAAGAATGCCAAGGCGCTGACCTTCGAACTCTTCGCCGACTGGAAGCAGTGGGCCGAATCGAACGGGGAATTTCTGGGTTCGATGCGCCGCTTTACCGATGCATTGATCACGCGTCGGTTCGAAAAATGGCGCGCCCACGGCGGCATGCGCGGTTTTGCGGGCATCGGACTCAAAGAGCCGACCAGCATTCCGCGCTCAGCCTACCCCTACAACGATAACTGAGGACTAACCATGATCTCAAGTCCTTGTTTCTTCGAGGTGATGACGCAGATGACACAGGGTGTCGGACAAGTAATGGAAAAGCCAATCCGGCGGCGAATTTCGCTTCGGGTGACGCAGATGACAGCAAACAACGTTAACTCTCACGCGAGGGCACATGACGCCTGTTATGGAAAGTTACGACATGCTGCGTCATCTGTGTCACCCGCTGAATTTGCGGGGCCAGAAATTCCGGGCCACGCCGGCGACCGCTCGAGCCTGTTGGCACTCGATTTGGGCACCACCACCGGCTGGGCAATGCGCGCACCGGAGGGCCAGATCGCCCACGGCTTTGTGAGTTTCAAATCGCAACGCTTCGAAGGCGGCGGAATGCGCTACCTGCGCTTTCG